AGGTGCGCCGGTCAGTGAAGAGCGGGTGTCAGAGTTGTTTGCGCAAGATGTCCAGACCGCGCTGAAGGACGCTTTGTGGCTACAGCCTGAGCTAGAAAGCTGGCCCATCCCCGGACAGATTACTGTCGTCTCGCTGGCGTTCCAGCTTGGCGCGCCTCGCTACTCAAAGTTCGTAAAACATCACGAGGCTCTAGAAGAAGAGCACTGGATGACGGCGGCGGCGGAGTTGCGAGACAGCAAACTGTATCGCCAGACGCCAGAGCGCACTGAGCGACACGCCCAGCGGCTTGAAAGTCTGGCCTAGCGAAACGACCGAGACCCCAGCAACTGCCCCCACAGTATCTCGGCGTTTTCCAGTTCGTTATACGACCGCTGGGACAGGCCGCGATCAATAGCCAGCCGCTTTCTGTCCTGCAAAATCAGAGACTGCGATTTGCGACGTTCCGAATCAACTTTCGCTTTTGCCTGCCGAGCCAACGCCTGCTTGATAAGCTGCTCTTCCTTATACATAGCGTCGAAGCAAGATGCATGATACTGCCGGCCTTTGCTCGTCTTACCGCACCGACTACAGGTAAATGCCCTCATGTCTCTAACTCCCTGATCGTCGTAATACTTGCCACAATGCTGCCGTCACTAAGCCGGACGTCGTAACGCGGCTCGCTCTCAAATGTGCGACCGACAACACTGGCGATCTTTTCGTCGCCGTCAATGACGACAATTACGCGCTGGTTCAATTCGTACATCTTATTTTACCACCCGCCAGACAGTGACGCTGTTCATATGATTATGTCGTTCAACTGGCTTGGCGTAGCCATCCTTCTGGATCCAGCCCATAAGAGAGAGCGCCCTAACCCCGCTCACCCATGTGTTGTGATGTAAGCCGTCGGGTAGCTGCACGCCTGCGCTAGAACAGGCGCGACGCAGTTCGCTACCCCGTATAAAGGCTTTGTCTGACAGGTAAGTGTCGGCAACTTCTAAGTACGCCCGCACAAAGTCAGGAGACACGGCCATTGCTTTCCCCCAGCACTTATCCGCCAACCGCATAGCGTTCTCCATCCGGCTATCTACCATTGCGCTGATCCTCTCGTAGAGCTGCGGCAAATGCTTTGACCTTGTCTGCGTTGGCCGCCTTAACCCAGACCTGTATGCGGCGATAACCGTCGTCGCGCAGGCGCTGCTCGTACTCCTTCTGCCTCTCGGCTGCTCTCTTAGACATAGCTTAATTCCTCGTCGCTAGTTCTGCGCCGCAGGCAAGATACCCGCAGCCATCAATCCAGTTGTCCATGTTTCTGGCGTTGCTTTTAATCCGCGCCACTTTTAACAGCGACATCATAACGGCAACGTCAGAGCCTGTCACCCCTACACCGAGATGGGTAGACCAGTAGCTGGCAATAGTCGCGAAGTTCTCCGCCATGTCGCCGTGCTCCTCTGCCCGGTCCTTGGTGATGTAGTTCTCAGCCGTGCGCAGAACAGTTGATCGGGTAGCGGGGAAGTCAAACTCGAGTTGCGTGCTCACTGCTCTTCCCCCCAAGTCTTCGCTGATATGGAGCCCTTGCCGCGCCCCTTTGCAAGCGCCGACTTCTTGATCTTTGACTCAACAGTGCCGTGCGCCCAACGGCCAAAAACAATATCCCGCAGATCCATGCCCAGCGCCTGCGCCATACGATCGACGTCGTATACGGTGGTGTTACCACGGCTCTTCACGAATACGTTTTGCGCTGTCGGTTTCGTACCTGAGCGGCGGGCGCCTATCGTTTTGGGTTGCGGCGGGGTCTTAAACAAATTTATAAGCCAGTTCATAACGTGGTCTCCTATTCTAGGTTGGCCCAGCTCGTTCCGTATCCGCCCTCGACTAGCCCCTCGATCGGGGCGCTGGGAAATATATCGAGGTAGGCATTCGTCATGTCCTGCTCCATCAGGATCAGGCAACTGTCGGCGTCAGCCGTCAGTGTCTCATCGATCAACGCATCGTGAATGGTAGACAGAATGCGCGTGCGCTTCTGTTGTCCACGCGAACGAACGTCGTCGAGTGTGTCTTTGTGTCGTGATATGGCGCGGGCCATCACTGAGAGGGCGGCGCGCTGCACCGGGTAGTTGGCGCACTGCGGCAGCTCCGGCTTCTTACCCATGTATATTGATCCGCCGTCGACACACCGTATGCGTCGCGTCTTGCGCGCCTCGACCATCATTTCATTACGGTAGCCGAAGGCGTTCTCGTAGCGCGTTGCCCAGAAGTTGATGTACTCCTCGGCGCTCTCGACATCCGTGCGCATGGTCGCGGCGAGGCCGGCTGCGCCGCTGCCGTAGATGATACCGAAGCTGACGCCCTTGGCTGCAGTGCGCGCCTTCTTACCGGCGGTCGTAGTCTTGTCGATGGCATGGCCGGCAATGACGGCGGCAACCTCACTGTGTACGTCGCCGAATACGACGTCCTGCAGGAGCTGTTTGTCCTCGGAGAGGAGGGCAAGCACGCGCAGCTCGATGCCGCTGTAGTCCAGACTAACGAGGCGGTTGCCGTCCGCCGCTACGAAGGATGCCCTTACGCTGGTCGCCTCGCCCAGCAGCTCGTTGTCACGAGGGATCTGCTGCATGTTCGGACCTGAGCAGGAGAACCTGCCGGTCTTCGCAGCCGCAATATTAAACCGTGCGCGAACCCGCCTGTCCGGCGAGGCGTTGGCCTTGGTTAGCAAGCTCTCCCCAAAGCTGGACAAATACTTCGATACCTTTTTGAAGTCAGCTAGCGCGTCGAGCACAGCGGTGAGCGGGTTGTCTGGGTAGGCTACCTCGATCTGGGAGGCGACGTTCCTAAGCACCGCGCCCTGCATGGAGAGCTGACCCGTCTTCTCAGTGCGCGGCCATGAGTTGACAATGTCGTCGTCCAATAGCTGCGACAGGTAGTCTGACCACTGGCTGTCGCTACGGATATTGGGGACGCCTTCTGCCGTCACAATGTCCCTGACTGCCGCCTCCTTGATGTGCTGGATGCGCGTCCACTCGCCGATCAGGCGATCGTGGCGGTGAGTATCCAGCAACATGCCGGTCTCCTCCATCTCAATTATAGCGGGGACCATGTCGTCGAACATCTGCCACGCGCGTAGGTGGCCGGCATCTGATTTATTGCGCCAGTGGGTGAACAGCTCCCACGTCTCGACTGCGTCGTTGTATGCGTACTCGAGCTGGCTGTCAGTCAGGTCCGGGTCTGCCCAGTTGCTGGCCTGCTCGGTCTTATCCATCTCGCGACCAAGATCCCACGCGATGAGCTGCTTGAGGCGGTAGCGCCCCCCGCCCAGTATCGCGCAGCGAAGGTAGGCGATGTCGCGGCAGACAACATCGGGCGATCCGGCGTCTATAAACCAGCGCAGCTCAAAGCCCGAGTTGAATACGATCCACTCACCCTTCTCGAACATCGAGGCGCAGGCGCGGAAGCCGCCGGGGATGGGGTCAAAGTCTACCAGCGCGCCATGCTGTCCGTTGTACAGAGAGACAAGGCGGACCTTTCCATCCTCGGGGCGCAACGACGTCGTCTCGAAGTCGAGCGCGCACATCCCGTCGTTGACGAGATCGAGATAGTCGGCGAGGTCTTGGCGTGTGGTGATTAAATTCATGGGGGTGTCCCCCGGAGCGGTTAACTCCGGGGGCCTCTCCTTACTTCTTCGCGACTTTTTTGACAGTCACGCCGGACACTAAATCGTCAAACGTAATGCCGCCATTGGCGTAAGCCCCGGCGGTTTCCCGCGTCACCCAAACTTCGACGACAAACTTGGGCTTCCAGTTCTTAGCGCCTTGCGCTTCAAACTGCTCCTTGTCGAGATGGATCACAGGTATCTGTGCCTCGCCACGGCGCGCTCGATCCTTGATCTCATTATGAAGATCGGTGATCGAGTTTTTGGCGCTGACTGCGTTGGAGCTGAACTTGATCTGCGTCATCTCCTTGTCCAGAGAGACGCAACCAAAACCTAGCAGGCTCGACCAGCCCTCACCCATCGCTGAGTTGTAGGGGCCATGATCCTGCAGATCACTTTCAATCACGGCGCGGCCTTGATCGATGTAGTTCCACTCGACCCGGTCAACCGGCTTGCTGGATTTCCAGCAGATCCAGCCGTCCGTGAACGTCATGGGCTCTACAAGAAACAACGCCTCCGGGTCCACGTCGTCGCGGTCCTTGCCGAGGGCGTAGACCCCAGTCTTTCCCGAAAACGACAGGTACTGCGTGAACGTCGTGTCACGGGCTGCCGCACCCGTAGCTGCCTGTGCCTTCTCAATAGCATCGGCAAGTGCGGCGTCGGATAGGACTGGCAGTTCGTTGCCAGATACAAAAGCCAATAAATCACTAGTCATTACATTTTACCTTCCACGTTTGTTACCCCAGCAAGACGCTGGACGGTGAGGCGCTCAGAAGGAGCACCGACCGTTTCATATGGGGATAGATCTATCCCCGCTGCAGCGACAGCCTTACGATTAAGACTAACGCGGCCATTAGCCTGCGATATAGATATCTCGATGTCACCGGCTAGCAACTTAGCTGTGCCTCGCATGGCCAGCTCTCCTTTTAAATCCTCCTTTAAGCTGTCCTGCTCCGCCTTGAGTGTGTCGATCTGATCCTTGATTGCAACGTAGCGGACGGCTATTTGAGGAGCGCCGCCCGCAATAACCGTCCGTTTACGGGGCGCAGAAACGCCGCTTACACCGCAGACCTCGGTGAACGAGCAGAACTTACAGCCGCCGTCGCGCTTGCCTTCGCGATCTAAACTGTCAGGTGACGCGGCACTAAAAACTCGCTTTGCTTTCTTCGCGTAACTGTCAAGAATTGAGCTGTCGGCGCCGATCTTAAATTCTTGGATGGCATTAAAATTAGAGGCGTCCATGTAAAGGAGGCGCCCCTGCTTCA